AGAAAAAATAAAGGTACTTGAGTCACAATTAAAGAAACGTAATTGGTATATCAAAAATATGCACTTCCAACTAAAAAGAAGGAAATGGCTTATGTACATTGGGTATATATCCAATAATACATTTAAACCATTACCTAAGTTGTTGACACACAAGAGGTTACTTATTTTATTCTATATGTAGGAAAGGGAATTTACAAGCATCCTTAAAATGAAAAAGGATTTAGCTGAGCTTGGTGTCCCTATTAAAAACATATATACAGACTTTAAATACCTAGTAGGATCTGGATTAGTAAGCAAAGACAAGAGAGACTTTTACTTCATAATGGACAAGGGCAGAGAGTTTGTAGAGTATTATGAGAACAATATGAAAGTTAAGTTTTGGCATATGGCTAAGATTAAGCAAGACATCAGCCAAATAAAAGGAGAACCTAATCAAATCAAAAGAGAAAACAAGTATACTAAAGAAGAGTTAGATGCTAGAAGAAAGACCTATGTAAAGCTGATGACACCATTTTGGGAACAAGGTTATAAGAAGCTCCCAAAGGATGCATCTAAAAGAATTGACCTATTGGTTAAGTGGATGAAAGAAAGAGATGTACAAGATGAATGGTATACCAAATTGATATTCAATTGGGGTTCAAAATAATTTAGTACATTTGTACAAACACAAGTTTATGTTTTCAAGTATAGATAGTCTACTTCAAATGCACACCGATGCCGCTTCAAAGAAGAAGCGAAAGGATTACGGGTTGAAGATAGCCAAAGGGATATTCAATTCAGCTGATAAAAATAGTGACGGCTTCTATGGTCGTAGATATAGAATATGGAGAGCTAATAGAGAATTCTCTATGGGTACTAACTCTATGAAAGAGTTTATGGACTTATTGAGAGTAGAGGGTAACCAATCTTATATCAACTTAGATTGGAGTACCATTAAGATTGCTCCTAAGTTTGTTGAAATACTTTTAGGTACATTTATGTCTAGAAGAGAAAAGCCTTCAGTAAAAGCTACTGATGATATGAGCTATTCTATTAAAGAAATGGAAAAGCAAGAGGCTGCTTTTAGAATGAAGAACAAAGAACAAATCCAAGCATTAGAAGAACAAGTAGGTCATCAGATTGAGTCTCAGAAGTTTATGCCTGAAGATGAAGATGATTTAGCTTTATACTTTGATTTAGAATATAGATTACCTGAAGAGATATTATTTGAAACTAAGATTAAAAAAGTCTTAGATGAGAATGATTATCCTATATTAAAAAGAACTTTAATACGTGATATAGTAGATGTAAACTTTGCTGCTACTAAGGTTTATTTTGATGGAAATCATAACATCAAAATTAAAAGAGTAAAGCCTGAGAATTTAATCTACAACGTATTTGAATCAGATAATGGTAGAGACCTAGGATATATTGGAGAGGTTAAGCCAATGAAGATTTCTGTAATCAGAAAAAAATATAATCTAGATGAAGAAACTCTTTTTACGATTGCCCAAAAAGCTTCAAGAGAACTTAAGAGGTCTGAAAACCTTTATTGGAAAGATTCATATAAATACACAGAAATCAGACCATATGATGACTATGCGGTATTGGTCTTCGACTTTGAAGTAAAAACTACTGATATAGAGTATACTGTTAAAACAGAAAATAAATATGGCAATATCCTTGTAGTTCCAAAACAAGGTAAGCCAATAGCTCCAGAAGGACAGCAATTAGCAGGAGAGGTTCTTGAAGATAAAATTATGAACATATACCACGGAGTATGGGTATGTGAAACTGAAATAATGTTAGAGTGGAACTTAACATCTAATACCATTAGACCATATAACAATGGGGTAGATGCTATGTTCAGCTATTCTGTAATATGTCCTAATGCCAATGGTTCTTTAATTCCTTCTATGATTGAGAAGGCTATGGGACCAATTAGGCAAATGTTGGTTATCAGATTGAAGATGCAACAATTGATTGCATTAATGAAACCAGATGGTTTTGCGGTGGATATTTCAGGTTTAAGAGACGTAGATTTAGGTTTAGGTAATACTGTTGAGCCTCTTAAATTAATGAAGATATACGACCAAACAGGTAGAGTATATTGGGATTCAACAGGTGACGATGGGCAATCTAAAGCATTCCCTATTACGCAATTACCTAATAATGGTAACGTAGCTCAGTTAAATACATTAATTAGCCAATACAATTTTGAGTTAGACAGATTAAGAGAGGAGATGGGTATTTCTGAATACAGAGATGGTTCATCTGTACCTGTTAAGACTGGTCTTGGGGTAATGCAACAGCAAGTTCAGAGTTCTAATTCAGCTACAGAATATATCTATGATGCATTTTCTAACTTAATAGAAGAGACTTCAGAAAAGGTTTCTATGATGTTATGGGATTCAGTAATCTTTAAGGCTACTAAGTATAAGGAGTTTGAAGGGTATGATATGAGTCTTTTAGATATGACTTTTGATATAAAGGTTCAAATGCTTCCTGACGATAAAGAGAAAGCGGAACTTAATCAAATGATGATGCAGGCTTTGCAAGCTAATATGATTAGCTATGAGCAAGTATTTAAAATCAAGAATATTGATGATGTTAAACTAGCAGAATTATACTTGTCTAAGAGTATGAAGAGAGCTAAAAAAGAGGCTGAAGAAGTTGCTCAAAGAAACTCTCAAATGAATGCCCAGATCCAACAACAATCATCTCAACAAAAGATGCAACAAGACGCTCAGCTTGAGCAATTGTCATCTCAAGGTAAGATGGCTGTTAACAAGTCTAAGGGTGATTCAGATAAAGAAATAGAATTAATTAAGTTTGCTACAATGATGTACAGCGAGTCTTTAAAGACTGGTCAACCATTGCCAGATGAAATAAAACAATTAGCTGACTCTATTTTAGGAACTGCGGTTCAAGAAAAGATGCAGCAAAAGCAACAAGAGCAAATGGCTCAAGAACAAGCACAACAACAGGAGGCACAACAACAAGAACAACCTGAGCAACCAGCTCAATAACATAGCTTTCTTTGTGTGTGTTTTCGTAGCTTAGAGGGGGAGTTTTTACTCCCCTTTTTTTTGTAATATAAAAACTCTTATATTTGTGCTAGTTTAGGACAAGTAAATCCCTTTAAACAAAAATATATGGAAATCACAGACATCGTTCAGCAATATGCTGCTGAACAACAAGCAAGCAACAGTTCTTTAACAGAAACAAATCAACCAATTCAAGAGCAAGCAGCAGTACCAACTGCCGAGCCTGTTCCTGCAGAACAAACAGTAACTCAAGTAGAGACGGAACAATTAGACCCACTACAAGAGTTTGCTAGAAGTTTATCAGCAGAACAATTGAAAGAAGTTGAAGAAGCTCAAATTAATTTAACATCAGAAGACCAAAATATTGTTGAAGAACAATCATTGGAATCAAATGATGAAGAAGAAGTTTTAGATGAAGAAGAGTTTATCAAACAAAGAACAGGTGGTATGTATTCTTCTTGGGAAGAATTAGATACAGCTTTAAAAGCTCAACAAGAGCAACAAGTACTTGAGTTTGAAAACGAAACATCTAAAGTATTATATAACCTTATCGCCGAAGGAAGGATAAATGAGGTAGCTGATATTCTTTATAACAAGAAGATAGCTGATGAGGTTAGAGAGAAACCAGATCAAGATGTATTAAAGTCTTATATCAAATTTAAAAACCCTGAGTTTGACAATGATGATGTAGAGGCTGAATACTCTGAAAAATATTCTATTGATGAGTTTGCGTTTGACGAATCCAAGCTCAAAAGAGAACAAAAAAAATTGAATCAGAAACTCAAAAATGATGTTTCTGAGGCAAGAGAGTTTTTTGAAAGTATGTCTGAGGATATTAAATTTCCGCAGTACGCGCAAAATCAACAAGAGGTTGAACCAGAATTAGATGTTGAAGCCCAAGAAGAAAGGCAGAAATTTCTAGAGAGTTTAAACGGTGTTGAGACACGTGTAGGCGCTCTTCCATTTAGTTGGAAGGACGACAAAGCAAGTTTAAGTATCAATGGTAAGTTTGAAATCCCTGCGCAGGAAGCTTCAAAGTACCGAGATGCTGCCGAGAGTTTACAGGATTATTATGCAGAGAGATACTACAAGGATGGTAAGTATCAATCTGAGAAGCTCTTAAAAGACTTGTATATTGCTGATAACTTTGATAAAATAGTCAATTCTGTAATTAGCCAAACAGCTAATCAAACAAGACTTGAAATGTTGAAACAAAGAAAAAATATTACTACAGACACAGAACAACAAGGAACATATAGACCAAGTGCCGCAGATGAAGAGAAAAATCTTTTAGACAAACTCTTTATGGGGCATAAACAACAACAATTTTAAAAATTAAAATAAACAAATATGGCTAATACTTTGCCTACTTACGCCCAAGGTGGGATAGCTACATCAGCTGTCAATCGTACCTTGCTTAACAACCTTAACATTTTTGACCGTTCTTTTGAAAAGCAATTGGTTAGAATTTATGGTAACGAAAACTATGCCTTAGTACAAATGGCATTAGGTAATTCAGTAATGGAAGCTAAATCTGATAACAGAGCTTTCTACCATTACGAAAAAAGAAGTTTACATTCCGTAGTGGGTGTTAAAACTCAAGTTACTGGACCATCTGCAGGTGCTGCTGTTACAGTATCAATCGGTTCTTCTAGTGCTTCTACTTATGCAAATGATGCTAACTACTACAACTCAACTCTTCCTTTAAGAGTAGGTGAGGTTGTACGTATTATGACTTCTGGTATTGAAGGTCAAGTTACTGCTGTA